TTCCGTTAATGCGGACGTTCCAGTCGTCTTCGAGACGGGGGTCGAGATGTTTTGGGACACGGAACATTTTGCGGATGGGCTTGCCGGTACGGCTATCAGAGGTAGTGTGCTCCCAACGCTCGGAAGGGACACTCAAGTAATGCGGCTCAGTAAGCTTCCACCTAGCCATTTGCATTCTCCTTCATAAGTTCTATGATGTTGATGATGTTTGATGAACGATCATTAGACTTCTTTGTCTTATAACCGTTTAGGGCCTGCCAGATTTGTTGCCTTCGACGATAGGACATGTGGGGAACTATATCCTTCATTATCTGACGTGCTGACTCCCCATAGATTTGAATGTAATAAGAGTCTTTCCAGTTAGATTTGGCTGAGTTATCACGGCCTAGAACTTTGATGGAGCAGTCACCTAGTCTTTCCAATAAGGCTCTAGCCCTGTATACTGTATCTTCATCCGTCATCTCAAGACGGACACCCTGACAACCTCCAGCTAAGGCAAAGCTACCTTCACCCTCCAAAAGGCCAACCAACCAATAGAACTCTGGTTCAGTGAGTTTCCATCGTGCCATTAGAGTCCTACTCCTGTTAGGGTTCGTTGGATGAGGGTTGCTACGACGATAGTTTGAGTGGTGTTGTAGGGGACGAAGAATTGGCCTTGGTAAGCAACGGCAATTGGGATGGGAGTGGATAGGGGTTGCTGCCATGGTATGCCAACAACGGTATTGGCCAAGGGCTGGATGTTGTAGAAAAGGGAAGTTGAACCGAGTTGGGCCGCTGTTGGTGGTGGGGTGGATGCAAGGGGCTGTTGCCAACCTAAAGTGAAAGTCGGGAATGGGGCCGGGACTAAAATTGGTTGCGTGTAGGGTGCAATGGCAACTGGTGGTGCAATGGAGAGTGGTTGTTGCCAAGCTAAGGTAAAGGTTGGGAATGGGGCCGGAGTCCAAGCTGTTTTGGGGTAGATTGCCTGTGCGACCGGAGGCGCGAGCGAGAGTGGTTGGTACCAGCCGTAGGGCGATATAGCGGTGACAACTTGGGACGTATCAAAGGGTACGAACGTGGCGCCGATTTGAGTCGGGGGCCCAAGTGGAGTTGATGCTAAGGCTTGGAACCAGCCCATGCCAGAGATGGTGTTGATAATCGGCGTGATGTTATAGGAAAGGATTGTAGAGCCGGGTTGGACGGACGGAGCTGACGGAGTACTAGCGAGAGCTTGGTACCATCCAAGCGGAGCGGTGTTGTGTTGGAGGGTGTTGAATGGGACAAAGGTAAAGCCCGGTTGAACCGGAGGTGACAGAACCGGGTTGGAGAGTGGCTGTTGCCACTTGTCGATTGTGGCGGTGTTGGTTTGGCGGGTATCGAAGGGGACGAAGAAGGAACCAAACTGAGGCTTCGTTACAGGTGGCGCAAGGGCACTGGTTGATTGCCATCCGAAGGGAACGATGAATGGTGGAACGATGAAGGGTAGGTTTGGGGCATTAACCTTTGCTACAGCTGGCGCAGCGGAGGCAATTGATTGCCAACCACTAGGAACACTTGTGGCTATTTGCGGAGTGTTGAATGGAACGAAGCTTGAGCCAGGCTGAGCTTTAGCCGCTGGTATTGGAATGCTAAGGGGTTGGTACCAGCCTGCTGGTTTTGTGTTTGGCGTTACTGGTATTGGACGTGGGACCCAGACTAAGCCAGCTGCAACGGAGAGGGCAACAGCCGTGGCTTTGACGTGGGCGGATATTGCAACTGAATGTTGGGGATCAGCATTGGGGAACCATTTTGGTGCCCCACCTGTCGGGGTGTAAGTGAGAACAAGAACACCATTAGCACCATTACCACCACTACCAGTAGTTCCAGTACCTGTGGCAGCACCTCCGGCACCACCACCACCACCATAACTACCACCGTTACCGCCAACCCCACCATTGGCTGTTCCGGTAGATGCGCCTCCACCTCCGGCACCACCACCAGGGCCAGCAGCGCCGACTAAATAACCCGTACCGGAAACCCCGCCGGTCCAAACAGAATCTTGACTACCATCACCACCAGTACCACCAGTAACGGCTAGTCCTTTAGAGCCACCGCCACCGCCACCGCCACTAGAACCAATACCACCCGCAGCACCAGCAGAACCTGTTCCGGCTGCTCCAGCACCGCCGGCAGAACGATTGGTTCCCCCTATGCCACCATCAGTCAGATTGGCATCGGCATTGGCACCAGTGCCACCGTTGTTGGCGCCACCGCCACCCGCGCCACCATCACTAGTACCGGCAGAACCTGCACCGCCTCCACCGCCACCGGCTCCATTAGGGCCGCCTGCTCCTCCACCACCACCTCCGCCGAAACCATTAACGGTTGCGCCAGCGCCTCCATTCGCATTTCCATTAGCTCCAGTGCCACCGGTACCACCGGCGCCACCAGTGCCGCTACCACCTGTACCGCCAACAGCAATAACGGAACTAGTATTGAATGTTGTATTAGTACCATTGCCGCCAGTAGCACCACCACCGGTGCCTCCGGCGCCAATTACATAATTGAATGCTGTTGTTCCGGGTGTAGCAACGCTAAAGTTATTAAGGCGCCGATACTCTCCACCACCTGCACTACCACCATTGGCGCCATTTGCTCCGCCACCGCCAGCACCAATGGCTTCAATGGAATTGTTGAGTTATTCCAATCAGATGGACTGGTGGAAGTCGTGCCGGAGATGATGACGATGACAGTCATTGCACTATCTTACCGGTCACACGTTGTACGATGGCGTGGATTTCTGTCAGACCGATCGGGCCGGTTTGGGTTTCTATGTGAAGAACTTCGTCGAAAGCAACATTGGCATGAGCGGCCAACTGATGATCTTCATCGGGAATGATGATGCGCCGGATCTGACCGGTTCTTTCATAAACGATGCCGATCTTAGTGCGCATGTTAGTTCGCTGGGGTACGGAAGAATGAGTTGAAGTTGGCTGAGATGGCTGTGTCGATGTGTGGGTCGGTTACAAGAGCGGCTTGTGCCGCTACGTTGCCTGTGGTTAGTGGCACCGTTCCATTGACTGTGGCATCGCCAATACAACCGGAATCGTCCGCTACGATATTGGCGAATAGAAGCTTGAACACATCCGGTTGATTCATGATGGCAACGAGGAAGGTCTCGCGTTCACGGTGGAAGGCTATTGCAGAGCCTTCATTCTTGATGTTTGAACAGGCTAAGAGTAAAGCCTGTCGGACGCGGTTTTGGAACGTGGCGTCGTTGGATAGAAGCTGCTTGTCGTTATAGTTTGGTGAGGGTGTTGCGGGCATTATGTTACTCCTTCCATCCAGCGCCGTGCTCGACCTTTGGCTTCTTGGCGTTCGAGTTTCTTCTCAAATGGATCACAGCCTTTGCCGACACACTGTTCGCAAACAACTTGCATGCAGATTTTGCATAAGCCCCCGAGGTCAGCGGGGTCACACATCGGTTGGACTCGACGAATGTTTTGGCAGTGGCCACAAGTGAAGGTTGGAAGTTCCTTAACTTCACCCCATGGGCCAATTAGGGTCCCGAGACCGGTAAGGGCTTTTCGCATGACTCACTCGCGCCATTTGCAACCAACGATGGCGTTGCCGACGTAGGTTGATGATTTGGTACGGACGCCGAGACCGGCAAGGTTAGTGGCAGGGATGACGAGTTCGCCTGGGCCGCCCGGAGCGACTACCCAACGATAGGATGCACGTTGGTTAGCGCCGAGGGTGTCGAGGATGCCGGTTTCTGCGCCGGTTGGTTCGGCTGTGAAGTTGCCTAGAGCGACGGAGCCGGCGGTGGCATCGGCTTGGTCGATGGCGTTCATGGTGAGGGTGACACCGCCAGTGCCAGCGGTGGTTTGTTTGATAACGGACCAGACGAGTTCGCAATCGGTTGCGTTAGGGACTGAGCCTGGACCTACGGTCCATTCGTAGAGGAAGGCCCGGCGAAGGGTGGCGGTGGCTGCTGCGAGTTGGAGCATGGTTTTGGAAGTGGCCGCGACAGCGGTTAGCGCTGGGGTGGTTGCTGCGATGTTGGAAGTGCCATAGAGGGCCATTGGTATTGCTCCTTGGGTTAGACTAAGATATAGCTAAGGCTACCGCCGATCGGGACCCCAGCGGAGAGGTTGATGAGGAGGGAATCGCCAACCAGGGTTTGGAACCAGCCTCCGGCATTGAAGCCGTTGACACAGCCGCCATTGGCGATGCAGTAGGCGGGGCCGGAGATGTCCAAAGGGCCGGTGGAGGTTTGGAACTTGACGTTAACGGTGGCAGAGCAGACGAAGTAGAAGGAGAGGGCGACAATTTTGCGCCCGGCTACACCGAACACGAGTGTGCCCGAAGCCGAGATTGAGATCGGAGTGTAGAGGATCCCGCCCGGGACTTCTGTGCGGTAGATGTCAGCCAATGCGTTGCCTCAGGGAGTTGATGGAGTCTTCGATTTGTTGATGCCTGGCTTCGGCGCCTGCGACTTCGACCCGAAGGGTGTCCAAGCGGGTTTGTTGATCCGAGATCTTGGCGTCGAGGTCTTTGGATTGCTGGGCCTTGGCGAAGATGGATTCTTCGTAATCGCGGAGGTTCTTAACGTGGGCCAGGGAGAGCCCGGCTTTGGCGTCGTTGAGTTGGCCTTTGATTTCGGTCAGGGCCGTGGTGGTTTGGGCGTATTCGGCCGAGGCCTTGTCGGTGGCGTCTTCGAGGGGGCCAAGTTCTTCGAGGAGCTTCTCGGCGGCTGTTAGATGGTCGATAGCGTCGCGGAGTATGGTCATGACATTGGGGGCCTTTCTAGAATTGGGAGAACCAAATGGTGGTGGCGATTCCAGCGGCAGAAGGGGTGACACAAAGAGTAGCGCCTTGTGCGACTTGCATCTGGGCTACGCCTACGTTGTAGGTCGCTGGGGCGGTAGAGGTTACGTTCTGTGGGGTGATAATGGTGGTAGGGGAGGTGCAGGTGGAACCGGTACCGGAGATGAGAGTGAAGCTGCCGGTTGTGCCTGTGTTACTGACTTGATAGCCGCAGATGAAGATGGATTGACCGGCGATGCCTGCGACGATTTGGGTTGCTGTGGTGGGGCCTATGGCAACGTTGGCGACCTTGTTGCAGAGGATTTGGGCTGAAGGGCCGACGGTGTTTTCGGCCCAAGCTGCACTCGCAAGTGCAAGCCAGAGAAAGAGTGCAACGCTGAACTTGCGCATCACTGATTCCTATACCATGTGTTAGCTGAGGTCGAGTAAATCCAATCAGCCGTTGCTGCACCACCGGAAGTGCAGGCAGTGAAGGCGGTGCCAACTACAGCTACACCTGAGGGAAGAGTTGCGGTCATTGCCACAGTTGCTGTGCCTCCGGGACAGGCGACTTTGACTAACTGACCATCGTAGGGAGCCGTTGGGAAGGTGATGTTCCAAGTGGTGATTGCGCCTGTAGCAAGGACGATATTGTCATTGGTAGGAATGGTGGTGTTGACTGTACCACCAGTACCCACAAGGAGGTACCCAGTAGCATTGCGAAGGGCATTGATGGTGGTGAAGAATGAGGAGGCCCCGGGACCGCCTGAGCCTTGGATCGTGACGAGTTCATTACCGGTCAGGTTTTGAACAATGGTTGTGGTTTGAGCCCAGCTATCTACAGCTGGGCTCGCAATGGCGAGGGCTATGAAAGCCCCCGCCAGAAGTGTTCGGAGTTTGGTCATTGCTGAGTTCCTTAGCTGACGCTTGAGCAGAACCAGTTCCACGTGCCAGCGCCGTTAGTATTTGGCGTGATGGTGAGAACGGTTGTGGTTGCAGAGACAGTTACGGCTATGTTAGTTGCATTGGAAGTGGATGCAACACAACGTGGTGCAGTGACGTAGGGTTGACTGAAGGTGATAGCCGCAGCTGCGGTACAGGCAGTTACTTGACCGTTGAAGTCTGTGGAGTTGGCGGTGACAACGCAGGCAGCACCTGAGACGGTTGGAAGGGCAGCCGAGTTGAGCTGTGACAGCAAATGGCGATTGTTTTGGAAATAGTAGTTGCCTGCTGCGTCTGCGACAAGAGACCCACGCAAGTCTTGCGAGAGTTGTACTGAGCCGGTGATGACCTGTGCAGCACCGACGCTGCACAGGAGGAGGAGGAGGGCGAGAGAGGTGCCCCAACGATGGAGGATGTTTTTCATCGTAGGGTCCCTCAGTTCGCGATGTTGATCCCAGCGGGGTAACCGCCGAGGATTGCGTTGTTGGTGCTATTGTACATCACGTCGTGCCGATCGAGGACAAGGAAGGAGGAGACGGCACCTGCAGTGGTTGTGGCACCTGCGATGACGTAGGATAGGCGGATGAACCGAGGGACAACAACACCTGCGGGTGGACGAGGCATGTCCATGTCATAGAGTCGGGCTCCAGCTACCAGCGTAGCTAGGGCGTAGACGGGAGAGGTCCACCAAGTGACGTAGGTGCCTTCAAGACCAGAGCCGTTATCCGGGGCACCCTGAAGGGCTACAGACATAGTGGCTGCGCCACCAGAGGTGACAGTGGTGGAGATTTGAACCAGCAGTTTCATCGCTGGGTCGTCGCCGATGCCGATGTCTCGGGCACCACCACCAGAGGCTGAAGTTGGGATACCAGAGGAGGTCCCAAAATCAATGGCGTTGGTGCTGGGATAGGTTCCGACTGGCTGAGTGATGGACTGGGCCGAGGAGAATTGGAGGAATCCGTCGAGAATCATTTTGTGTTCCTTTCAAGTAACTTGGGCTTCGTTGCTGAGGACCGCGTCCACCGTGCGGATGGGGATGCCACGGAAGGTGGTGATGGGTTTGCCGTTGAACTCCTCGATGCGAAGGAGGACGTTGGTTTTGTTCATCGCTTGGAGGTCGAGGTAGGTGCGGATGATGCGATTGCAGTAGATGACGGTACGGCCCATGTCGGCGCGGACTGCGGGGGTGTCAGAGGTTTGGATCGTGGTGGCAGAGACCGGTGCGGTCGGGAGACGGTAGAGAGCGCGGACCAAGAGGTTGATCAAGTTCGCCGCGGAGACGCCTGTTAGTTGGGTGACGTCGATGTTGGCGATCCGCGCCATGTAGCGCCAGTCACGCTGAGCGAAGCCGATTTCCCACTTGAAGTGCTCCCGATAGGCTTGGTAGGTGTTGCCGAGGGAGTCGGCTACGGGCCATTCGCCCATATCGCGTTGTTGGAGGCCAGCGAGCTTGCCCTTAGGGAAGATCGCGTGGTTGGTGTCGGTACCCCAGGTCATCACCCACACTGAGGTATTGGTGGATGCGGTGCCGCCGCCGTCAAGGACGTTGTTGGCGGTTTGGGAATTCGCGACAGTTTTGGTGGAGTAGCGTGGGGCAAAGCCGGTGAAGCGTTCCGGATTGGCGAATTGGTTGCCGTAGACCATGGTGGAGGCAACTTGTTGGGACATTCCTTCCAGGAAGGCGCGGGATTCGGAGAGTCGGAACTCGGGGGTGTTGCCGTTCAGATCGGCGATGTCCTTGTCGATGACAGAGTAGGTTTCGAGGTTACCGCAGGCCTCAACGAGTTGGGCTGTGGTTGACTTGGCGTTGGGAACGCCGGTGTTGAGCAGGCGCCAAGTGGCTTGCGGGAGGGCGGTACGGACTGTGGTCTTGTGCCCGGTTGGAAGGTTGCCCTCGACGACCATCATGTCATCGAGGAGTTCGTTTGTTTGGGACAGAAGTTCGATGATAGCGGCTACTTTGTAACCGTCATCCATACGCTTCGCCCAGTCCGCGTAAGTGAGTGCGGTGGTGCCTACGATTGCCATAGGGGAGGATCCTTAGTGAGGGTTAAGATTCATTCTTCATCCTCTGTTCCTCTGGGCGCTGCCG